CACAGCCAGGGATATCAACGATAGGGACGCCAATATCTATCGTCACAGGTGGTGCGACAGGTATAGGGGGCGAAGAATAATTAACTGTATCATTAATTTTCACGTCAGGAATCTCCAGACTCCTGACACTGATGTCTTTAATTTCCATTAGCAATCACTAAATGCACTACCTACTTCTGATCCAATAGTCTCTCCTGCTTGCTGACCTAACAGCAATGCCCAACCACCTGCTAACCATCCAATGTAAGGGATACTAGAGACTGCTGGAACGATGAGACCAGCAGCGATGCTAGTTCCTGCCATCGCACCTTGAGACCGTGCTCCAGCGTCCGCCGCGATACACTCTGCGCTTTGGGCATTTGTCTTTCCCTCTTCGCCCAGCGTTGCGGCACCTCCCATATTCCTAACACCCTCCATAGTATATTGATCGCGACGATACTCTGTACGTTGTTCTGTACCGCCACCAAATAAACCTTTCTTTGATCTATCAAGATCCAATGATCTTTCAGACTCTAATACTTTGGGATCGTTTGCTTTGTATTCAATTTCATATCCATCCTTACCTGCTTTGATTCTATAAGAAGAGTAAGGACCACGAGGGAGATTGATTGTAGGAACTGACGGTGGTTCCGCTTTCCTATCAATTAAATATCCCAGCAAACCAATGTGAGAGATAGCAAACAAAGCACCAGCAGTGCTGATCATTATTTTCCATCCAGATGGTTTCTTTGGTTCTGGTGTTGCTGGGATATAATCTTCCTTCTCGTGGTTAAAGATACTCATGGTAATGTGGGGATAGAAGGTCCTGTGACCTCTGGGACATTGGGCATAGCAGCATCAATAAGACCAGGGAGAGCACCACTAACTGCCTCTACGGCAGCAGCAGATAGTTTCTCTCTCGCCTCTTCCATCATTACATCTGCATTCTTATACAAATAAACACCCCCACCGATGACTGCCAGTGAAGTCAGTCCCGATAGGAGTGCGATAACATTAATTACTTTTTGCATGATTAGACCTTAGGTTCAACTTCTTCTTTCTTTTTGATCTCAGGTGCTTTTTTAGCAGCACCACCAGACTTAGCAGGAGAGAGTCCGAAGGCAGCTAAAGAGCCAGAGAACACAGATGCGATAAAAGTTGGATCAAAATCTAGAATCTTTTGACCGTTTGGAAGTCTTACGTAAGAGAACGTTAGTAGAGAGGCAGACCAAATAAGTACAACAACTTTCACTAAATTACCAAGAACTTCACTCTTATCATCATCGTGGTCTTCCTTCTCTACAACTTTGGATTTATCTTCCGCCATTATAGAGTAGCAAGGCAGCTCTATTTATGCCTGTGCCTCTGTCCAGGAGATACGTGCGTCAATCTTTGCAGATGAACTACCGATGTTAGTAACTCGAATACCTACAACTTCAGGTCCATCTGGGAAAATGCCACTTGGGTTTGGCGATGTTGTATTTTCATAGTTATCTGTACCACCACCTAGGATAGAGTTAGAGATCTCTTTAACATCAGATAGACTATAACTTTCAGGAACAGCGTTGTCTGTTGCTCCACCAGCATAGAATCCGTAGATAACTTCTCCACCAATGAAATCAACGTTTGATTGACCATTCATGTTTGAGAACTGTGCGAGAGACGTGCCACCAACAGGCAACCAATCAACAGTAGATGTTGGGATAGGATTCAAGACTAGTTCTACAAAGAACTGTCCCTCAGATAGCACGTCCATGCTACGGAGAACCAACTGCATTCTATTGACAAGTTCTCTTGTACCAAAATCACCAATGATACCATTATCAACAGAAGGTGCTAGTCTAAGTGCAAGAACAGAACGTGTCTTATTACCACCAGTACCAATAGATCTTCTCAGTTTAGTACCAACCGTATAAACATATGCTCGGTCATCATCATAGCGACCATCCATGATAACAGACGAACCCCAGTGTGAGATCTGTGGAACAGATGTCGCTTGTAGAAGTTCTACACTGGTAGGTTGTGTATCGTCATAGTTAAATGTCTGTGCAGATCCAGAACCCAAAGGAACAAATGTAATACCAGTTGGGTTGGTAGAAGTAACTGCTCTACTGAGTGCAAGTGTAACTCCACTAATAGAAGAGACGTATGTGTCAGCAGGAATACCAGCTCCAATAACTCTTTGTCCTGCTTGAATACCAGTTGCAGAAGATACACTTCCAGAAGAAGTATTGGTTGCCATTGTTAAATCCACACCAGTAGCACCTGCTTGTTCTCTTACAGAAACAGAGAATGAACCAGCATATGCACGAGATAGTGGAGATAATGCACTACCAACCTGCTGAGTTAATGTAATACCAGTAGATGATCCTTGAGTATCAGTGATCTGGAAAGTAGTTGAGTTAGGAACAGCAGCAACAAAGTATGTTTTGTTTGCAACAACATTAGAGAATGGAGTATCGAATCTAATTGTTTGCTGACCACCAGGAGATAGTCCTGCACTAGAAGCTACTTCAATAACATTACCTGCATTCACATTAATAACGTCTTGAACAAATACAGTTTTTGCATTGTAAGTTACATACTCCTGAACACCAGCAGTTCCAGAGGTAGTTCTCTTGACACGTAGTGTTCCAGAGTCTGGGAAGTCTGTAGGAGCATCAGCGACATACAAAGTGCCGTCTGCATTAGAAAATGTCTTGGAAGTAATTGTTGAAGGAGGAATTGTATTGACTTCATAACGAGCAGGTAAGTTACCTGATCTCATATATGCTTCAGTGTTCTGGTTGTTGTTAGGAATCTTGTGTGCGTAGATAACATCACCATCTAGAGCACGGAATCCCCAGCGGATGAAACCAGCACCATACCAAGAGTAGTCCATGTAGAACATCTGCATCTTGGTTGGGTCAAGGTTGTATCCAGACTTACCAGTACCATCACAACGATCTAGGTTCCAATCAGATTGCAACCACTCTGTCTCAACAACCTTAGTTACGATTAGATTCTGAGCAGCAAGTTCACCATCATCATTAGGACCGCGATAGTCAGGGAAGATAACCAACTGCGTATCTGAGATGATACCATCAACACGATAAGTAGAACCACGGATAACAATATAGTCTCCAGGGTTTAATTGCTTGGAAAACTTAGTGCTTTGACCGTTAGCAGAAGTATAACTTGAGACAAGTGTGCTGCCATTTGATACAGATACTCTACCAGCTAACTGGAATGTACCAGTTCTACGTACTACACTGAGTTGACCATTTGCCCAACGGAAGAAGATTCCATTTTGCTGGTCCATCATACCAATCTCAAGATTGGTTCCATACGTATTGATTGGAGTAACTGTGTATTCTCCACCAGCAATGCTCTCAGATGGAATACTAGCGGCGTTATACTGAAAAGTATATGGATCAATTACATTGGTGACTGTATGCACACCATTATATACGTTATCATCGACACCACGAACATCAACAATAGAATCTCTACTTACATTATGTGCATCTTCTGATACAACAGTAACTGTAGTGCTACCACTATTTGTGATGTTATCAATGTTCAAAATTGCTGGTTCTAGAATAGAACCAGTAGAGAATGATACTCCTTTACCAGACTGATAGCGGAAATATCTCTTTGTTTGTCTGACTGCCTGTTGATTTTTTGAAATAGAGTTGGTAGAGAATTTAACGCCACCATCAAATGATCTATGAATAGAAGAACCTTGTGGTCTTGGGTATAACTTGATAGTTCCCGAACCAACACCACCACTAGGACTTTGATCAGGATAATAATAGAAACGAGTTGGAGATTCTACTCTAGCAACAGTCCATGAACCATTTACATTAGTACCAGCAGAACCAGTTATAGCGATTTCATTGCCAACTTCTAGACCGTGTGCTTGTGTACAATCAGCTTGTACAGATCCAAGCATGGAACCACCTGCTGCGGCAAGAGTAATAGTACCACCAATCTCAGATCCAGTGTAAAGAATACCGCTATAGAGAGCAGTTCTAGCACTCTGCCAAATACCACCCGATGCAATTGTCCATTCAGACTTCGCAGTGTAGATAAAATCTGTAGATCCAGAAGTTTTATCTACAATGAATACACCATTAGCAGCAGGGAATGTTGTATCCTGAATGTAAATGGCAGTACCAGCAGCAGGACGAGTTGAAACGTTAGTATCTACAGAGACAGTAATCTCTCTACTTCCATTCGTTGCCTGAACATCAGTAATTACAATAGGATCTTGAGACTTATATGCATATGGGTTGTTGTTGATCATCGCCAACGCTTCCCACTTGGTATCCTGAGTACCATACTCAAAGTCAGTATCAATCTGGGACTGTGGTTGAGCAACACGCTGTTTATTAACAGCGTCCATGTATGTCTCTGCTGGTTTTACAGTCTCCTCAAAGTCATCATAGACAATCTGAAGATCATCAGTGTCAGACATGGTTGATGTATCATATGCCAAGACAACTCTAGTCGTCGTGACATTACGAATGTCAGTCTGGATAGTATAGGTAGTAGCAGTCAGCTCAGGGTCCGAGAAGTTATAGATTACCTTGTTATCAGTAACGTTGGTAATAAGAATTAACTGCTCCCTCTGGATACCACCAGGAATGATAACCTCACGCGCTGAAGCATCAAAAAGGTAGTAGTTACTCTTAATGGATTTCCTTGCCATTACCTATGTTCCTCGGATTGATATTATGCTTTATCTATTTATCAGACACCGTACTTAGTACGGGTAGCATTAAAGTTTTGGGATACTTCTGCGGAGGTCAATGCTTTCTCATGATAGATCCTACACTCACCAATTTCACAATTAGTATAAGCACCGCCATCATGCCATCCACCAACATCTATTGTAGCTCCTGCTAGAACATTCCAAGTTTTAGCAGAAAAATCAGAACTCGTAGCTTGTAGAATATCATTAGCATACAACCTGATATTAGTTCCATCCCAAGTTGCAGTGAACATGTACCAAGTATCTACTACTAGGTCAAAAGTAGTTCCTATAGCATTCCAATTACTTCCATCATAGAAAGATATTCCCATTCTATTTGTGGATACTCCAAGACCAGAATATCCATAAGCAAACCACCAACCACTCTCTTTTCCATAGACAAGTTTGTTTTGAGCGGCGACATCTTTCATCTTAACCCAGAACTGCATGGTGTTTGTTGATCCGATATCATGATCAGCAAGAGAAGCTCCTATGATTATATCATCCACACCATCAAACTCAAAGTATCCTGCAGTATTGAATGTAGCTCCTTGAATATTACCAGGAGAGATTTGACTGGTTCCTGTCCTATCAGTATCAATAAGGTTTCTAACCTGCTGAGCAAAAACTCTTCTATTCAATTCATAAATGTAAATTTTTCCAGGACCCTTAGAGTTTCCAATGACAAGTTTGCTATCAAATTGATAATTGCCTACTGCCATACCATAACCATAGTTGCCAGAACTATCACTGCTATCAGCTTGCTGTTGGTATTGAGCCTGATACTGTCCCGAATGACTAAAGACAAAAACAGATCCAGTTGTATCAGCATTACTCTTAGGACGTGAGGCAAAAATAAAGTCTTCAGAAATTGCTACTTGATATCCAAACTCACTATATGAAATAAGTCCAGTAGGAGCAAATGTATTACCAACAGGAGTGCCATCCAACTCAAAAATGTTTATCTTTCCTTGTTTCAAGGTCTGACCAGAAGCAGCTTCAGGAGATCCAACAACAATACGATTATATCCAATAGCTACAGACTCTCCAAAACGATCTCTGGATGTTGGAACATCTGAACGTATTTTTGTAAGGAATACTTCATCAGTACCAAAGATATATGCAGATCCTGAGAAGAAATTATTAGTAGGACCACCCTGAATATTGTTATCGGTAGATTCTGATTGACCAGGAGCACCAATAACAATCTTACCTTCTCCTACTGCAATAGAAAATCCAAACGAATCATTTATATGATCATCACTACCATCAGCGTCAGGAGAAGTTATCTTAGATGTATATGCTCCAGTAAAGACATCATAAACTAAGACCTCTCCACCACCTGATGCATATGGCACTCCAACATACAACTTGCTATTAGCAATTGCCAACCCTAGTCCGAAACCAATATTGTAAGTGTCATAAGGTTTATGAATGCTGTACTTATAATTACCACTCTGATCATAAACATGAACTCTATCACTATTTTGTGATACAGCAAACATTCCACTTCCAGCAGCAACTCTCTCTCCAAAATCAACAATGTAATCACTTTGTGGTGGATTTAATGTAGCAACAAGGTCTCCATCAAAGTTGTAAATACATGCTCGTGATCCATTCGATGCAGGGAATAATTGAGGATCACCAACAATAATTCTTCCTTCGCCAACAGCAACAGTTCTTCCAAATAAATCTCCTCCAGATGGAGAATCAACCTTTACTTCTGAGGGCAAAGGATTTGAAACAGTTCCAACTGATGATCCTCTGGAATCAATACATGCATCGTTTCCAAAGTCATAGTCTAGTTTCAACGAACTATCATATACAATACCAGAACCAATTGAAGGTGCAATGGCAGGTAGTTGATTAGTGAATTTAAATTTACTAGCGTTATAGTTCTGGAAGATTTGATCTGCTGTTAGTTCTCTCTTATAGATACGAACTTCACCAATTCTTCCTGGGAAAGTATCTCCAATAATAACATTACCAAAAGCATTTGCAGCATCGTAATCGTCAGTAACATCCTGACCTTTAAGAACTGAATCCAAATAAATGTCAGAAGAACTAAGAGCAAATTGTCCACCAGCACCATTACGATGAACCATGACAACATGATGCCAACTTCCTTGCTGGATAACACCATAATTACCGTTTTGATCACCACCAGAACCAAGTTTTCTTAGTTGAGATCCAGTGCTAACATACAATCCCCAGTTTAAATTACCAGAACTTCTGTAAGCACTAAAGATTTTTGGTTCTGAGTTATTATAGTTTGTTATATTGATCCACGCCTCTATTGTAAATGGTATATCTCGCAATGATTCTGCAGAGACACCAGTTTCAATGGTATCATCTACTCCATCAAACTGCCAGTATCCATCAGGAT